TAAGAGAAAAATCCTTCTTTATTCTGAGCTCATTGAAGGGGTGATTGATGAAGTGGCGCAAGGGATCATTGCCGCAAGAGAGTCTTTGGACATTGAGCATGGTCGAAAGCCTAAGATCATACGCACCCTAATTGATAACTATGCATCGGCTCCACTTATGAGTCGTTCAAACACGGACCCTACTGCAAGACGCAAGTCGATTAGGGAGGAGCTCGAGGATTTGATTGGTGCTCGCTACGGCGGAGTGCCTGTGACTGTTGCTCCAAAAGACGTGAAGCAAAAAATAGATATAATGAAGCGCTGGTTACATAAGCCAGATGATGGCGACCCAGAGTTTTTTGTTTTCGATACTGCAGAGAATGAACGTTTTGTTTGGGAGATTGAAAACTACATCTGGGACGCTAAGCGCGGAATGCTAAGGAACGGACTAAAAGATCAGCCAAGGAAGATCGATGATGATTTGATTGATTGCGTCATGCAAGTGGCTCTCACGTTAAAAGATAGCGGCGAGGTGCCTGAAAGCTTTAAATCCATAAAAAATACGGCAAGCTATACAGGTCGTTACAGAAGCGGGGGTCTAAATGGCAGAAGAGTTTAAGGAGATCAAGGAAGAGTCGGCGCGTTATCGATCCAGGCCGATTGAAGAAATTGATCAAGACTACATCAAGAATCGCTGCCTTGGTTCTTATAAGGATGGTCAAAGGGCTCGCGAGGAATTCTTAGAGCGTCGCAATCAGTGGACGATGAACTGGCGAGATTTGAACCCTCAAGCGCCAGAGGGTCCTTGGGAGAACTCATCAAACTTCCACGTCCCAATGACTCTGACCTATGGGAAATCAATTCACGCACGTCTCTGGCAGCTTTTCTCAGATGAAGCCAACTTCTTTGGAGTAAAAGCCAAGCGAGAGGCGTTTGAGTCAAAAGAGCCTGCCATTAAATCCTTCATGCAATACATCTTGAGCGCTTATGCCAATGATCGCACTGGCACCAGAGATGTGTTTGATGAGTGGCTTTGGGATAACGTGTTCGAGGGAAGCGGCTATCTCAAGCTTTATTGGGGTAGGACCGTTAATGAGTACACTGAGATTGTGCCTGTTCTTGAGGTGCAAGATAAATTTGTAATTGATCCAGCTAACGTGACAGGAGTGACTGAGAGTGAAACTAAGCTTATCGAAAAGGAAGAGGATAGAGTTGAAGTCCTTGAAACTCCGCATATCAAACGAATCCTGCTAGAGGATGTTGTTATGCCGGTGGGTCACAATGACCCGCATACGGCTCCATGGGTTGGCCACAACCTTTACATGACCGATGAGGACTTAAAAGTTAGGGCTGAGTCTGGCAAGTTCATCAAAGAGCAAGTTGAAAAGGCGATCACCTACCGGGTGCGCGTTGAAAACGAATCTGACACTGAGTTTGAGATCAAGCGAGATCGAAGGCGAGCAGATGGCTACTTTGATGACGTAGGTTACAGGCAAGACGAGCAGCACATTGTCGTTGAGTGGTATGGCAAGGCTTACGTCACGCCAGAATATAACCAAACGATGCCAGATGATTTGAAAAAACTTCCCCGTGAAGTTGTCGTCTGGATTCACTACGCATCAGGTGAGATTCTAGGCTGGACGTATCTTAAGACGATTTCTCCCTCAGGAATTAGACCGATCTTTAAGGCTGACTTCATCCGCTTCCCCAATCGTGAAAATGGGGTTGGTGTTGCCGAGGCGCTTGATTCTATTCAGAGAAACCTCAATGCCATGTACAACTTGCGGATGGATGCTGGCACACTCTCATCTCTGCCTTTTGGTGTTTACAGATCAAGCTCAGGGCTAAAGCCAGATAAGATTTTGCTCCAGCCAGGCACGCTTCATCCAGTTGATGATGTGAATGCTGACATTAAGCTCATGAGTTTTCCGTACTTAGGAAGCTTTGGTCAGCAAGAAGAAAATAACCTGATGAGCTATGGCGAGAAGTTACTCAACGTTTCAGAGCTCACTCTTGGAGGCACACCTCAGAAGGTGGGGCTATTTAGAACTGCGTCTGGAGCGTCGGCTGTTCAGCAAGAGCTCTCCATCCAGCTTGAGATCCACTTTGACAGGATTGCTCGTTGTCTCTCCAAGCTCTTTAAGTGTTTGTTTGTGATGTGCCGAGAGCGCATCTCGGATAACTTCTTTTACAGGGTTACTGGTGAGCGAGGAGAGCCAATCTTTGGAAGGGTGCAATCCCGCCAGGAGCTAGCAGGTGACTACGATTTTGAGATCAACGTTGATGTGATGGGTCAGAGTCAAATTGCTCAGCAACAGCAGGCGACACTTTTGATGCAGACGCTCATTAACCCAGCATTTACTCAAACAGGTATAGTTGGGCCAGAGCAGCTTTATCATTTGGCTAGAAACTATTTGCTAAAGAACAAAGTTAAGCGAATCGATAACTACATCGCCACACCTCCTCAGTATCAAGGAGAAGTGATCACTCCTGCTGAGCGCATCTATAGGATTTTGGTTGGCGTCTACATGGACCCGGCGATTGAAGATACAGTTCGCATGAATGAAAACCATGAGATGGCACTTAAGGTCTATGATGGCTTTAAGAACTCAAATCAGTTTGGTCTGTTTAACGACGACCAGATCATGGCGCTAGAGCGAGTTATTGAGAAGCACAACCAGATGCTACTTGCCACTCAACAGGCAGGCTCAATGCCCAACGTTTCTGGAATGCAGACTCCAAGAGACGGTCTTGAGGCTTTAGCTGCAGAAATAGGCGGCGGCCAAGGAACGCTTGGCGCACCAACAGGAGAAGTCAATGGCCCAGTTCTTTAAGTGGATCAGATCCTTTTTTACTAAAAACACTCAGCCGACTCTTCTGAGTTCAGATGTGGAGTTTTTAAAAAAAGAGATCGAAAAAGAGATGCGCCTACTTGTGGCGCTTAGATCTGAGATGAGCTGGCAGCATTTGCTCAACATTATTGCCATGGCTGAGACGGTTCAGATCTTAGAGGTCAACCGTATGCGATCAGGGCCCGATGTCGGCTACGAGCTTTCAAATCATCAAGGTCGCATTGCTGCTTTCCGAGACATCAAGCTTGCCGTTGAGCGTGCCATGGATGACCGGCTTGTAGCGGCTCAGGAAAAGAAGATGGGTCCAGTGCAAGGGGCTCGTAGAATCGTCAAACAAGCAGGGTCCTTTGCGGGTCCTGCTTTATAAGGAGGAAAAGATAATGAGTTCAGGTGTTTCAAGAATGGCTCGTATGATGGGGCAGCTTGCAAAGAAGCAAGAGCCTGTAACGCAGAAGAAAGGAGATAAGGCGATGAAAATGAAGAAAAAAATGACCGCTAAGAAGACCAAAGCTTACGGCAAAAAGAAAAAGTAATTTTAGTTGTATATTATAGGGGAGGGAGTCCTTAATGGATTCACAAGTTGGGGGCGTGACAGAAAACGCTGAGCACCTCGCAGGAAACGAAGGCGCTACACAAGATCCGATCAAGGCGGAGATCGAAGCTCTTAAGGAACAAAATCAGCTTTTGTTGAGCAAGCTCAATGAGCTGGGCACAGCGGTTAAGCCCGCTGAGCAAAAGCCTGAACTGTCGGCAGAACAGTTAAAAGAGCTGATGGCAAAAGATCCGCAAGCAGCAGTCAGAGCGATCATTAGCTCTGAGGTTCATCAGAAGGTGAGTGAAGTTAAGTCTGAGCTCACGAGAACTCAATGGGATGAGAAGGCGCTGCAAGACTTCCCGCAATTGAAGAAAGATGCAAGTTTTCAGAAGCTAGTGAGCCAGGAGATCAACGATTTGGTTGATGGAGAGGTTTACACCAAGAAGTCGCCTAAGCTTTTGTACAAGGCCGCGCAGATTGCTGCCGCTAAGTACACATCGCAGACGGCTTCAGCTCAAGGCTCCAAGGCAATGACTGGAGAGGCTCCGCGTGCTGGTTTGGCAGCACAAAGACCTTCTACTGATCAGAACTTTGAGCGTATGGCCAAGCTCTTTGGAATCAAAGATGTCGATGGCATGAAACAGCATCTGAGTAACTACAATGCGAGGAAGCGATGAACGAGAAGTTTAAAGAAAACGACATTAAAACACACCGTCCTTTGGACACTACTGACCCTGGATTTTCCATCGTGGGCTATGAGCTTCGATGGTTAGCTCCTAAGGTTGTAGAGAATTCTCCTGGGCGTCCTTTCTTTGTGGTGAGTCGTGACTCGCTGCCAGACAAGCTCACTCAAGAAATTCTCAGATACAATCCTTTTGCATTCAGGGAAGGGAACACCATTCGACGGGGAGATTTGGTCCTTGCAGCTGTTAAGACTGAGCACGCAGAAGCTTTGCGCCGAGAGAAAGCCGAGATGGCTGAAGCTCTTCAGGCGCGTTTGCGAGCAGGTCAAGCCAGCGGATTCAAGACTGAGTATTCTCAGTCGACAATTCAGGGGCCTGATCGATTTAAAAAATAACCACTAACCTGGAGGGTAGAAATGCCTAACGTTAACCGTCCATTTGGTTTCCAGCTCTTCCGCGCTGAAGGCAAGGAAAACCGAGTTAAATTCTATCGCAAGGCTTCTGGCTCTGCGATTTTCCCTGGCGATGTAGTTCAATTGTTGGCTGCTGGAACAGTTGGTCCTGCCGCTGCATCTGGCGCCATTCTTGGCGTTGCCTGCGAGTACAAAACTGCAGCTGACACAACCGACATTGCAGTCATCGACGATCCCGAAGCTGAGTTCATCGTTCAAGTAAACGGCGGAACTTTTGCTTTGGCTGACGTTGGTCAAAACGCAGTGATTGACATTTCGACAGCTGGAGAGGTTTCTCCTCCACGCTCTCGTCAAATGCTCAACGCTACTTTTGCTACAACTGCAGCTCATCAGTGGAAGATCTTGGGACTTGCTCCTGTTGCTGAGAACGAAGTTGGCGCTTCTGCGATTGTTCGCGTTAAGCCCAATGAGCATGTGTTCAAAGCTGGAACCACTGGAATCTAATTAGAGAGGGGATGGAAATAAATGAGTAACCTATTAAGAAACAACCTTCCAGATCTCTATCTCTCGACGGCATTGCCCTTCATCGAGAAAGTTATCCAGGAAGAGTTTGAAGAATACCCAAAAGTGTATGAGCAAGTGTTCAACGTTGGCGATATGTCCAACGGAATTGCTCAGCACACACAAGTTTCTAGCTTGTCTGCTGCTGGCATTGTTGGCGAAGCTGAAGAAATTCCGCAAAGCCGCATTCGTCAAGGGTACAGCAAGACCTACATCGCTCAGAAATATGGCATCATGCTGGCGACTTCCCAAGAAGCAATTGACGATGAAAAGTACAGCGTTATTGCTGCTAATCCTCGTCGATTGGCTCGAGCCATGGTTTCTGCTCAAGAGATCTCGGCAGCTGCTGTGTTGAACGGTGGGTTTTCTGACACTGGTCCTGACGGCGTAAGCTTGTTTAACACCGCTCACCCCTCGTTGGTGCCTGGTGCTTTGAACAGCTCTAACCGTTTGGCTATTGCAGCTGACTTGTCGATCACGTCTCTCAAAGACTTGATCACGGTCTACATGAAGCAGCTTGATACGGCTGGTAACCGCATCATGATCAAGCCCACAAAGCTTGTAGTTCCCCAAGAGCTTAGCTACTTGGCGTATGAACTCACCAACTCTGTGATGCTGCCCGAAGGTAACCAAAACAACGTCAACTCAGTTGGCCCACAAGGCATGCTGATGCTTGCTCCTGTTGTTTGGCAATACTTGACCGACACGGACGCATTCTTCTTGGCTGGTGAAAAGTCTGACCACGAATTGCACTTCATGTTCGCTCAGCGAATGGAGATTGCAACTCAGGAAGAGTTCAAGACGCAAGTCGCTCTTACACGATGCACCGCACGCTGGGTCGCTTCTTATAGCGATTGGCGCGGCATCTGCGGAAGCCCTGGCGCTTAAGGCTTTTGCTGTTAGTCTATGGGGGGTTGGGAGCTTTATGGCTCCTAGCCCCTGTTTTTTGATGGGGAGCTTTGAGATGAGACAACGACTTCTACTGTTATCGGCGGCGATATCTACTCTTGCAGCTGCCCAATCAACGTTTACGACACACTATGATTTAGAGAAACCTCGAGATGGCTCAACCAACTGGGGTCCAGCAATTAGGGATGCATTCGACACAATCGATGCGCAAATGTATTCCAATCAAACCACAACCGACGCTCACATCGCTGACACCACGGGTGCTCATGCAGCAAGCGCTATATCGACTGTTCCTGGCACTGAAACTTGCACGATTGAGACAACCGTTCAGGCGTTCTTAGAGTGTTTAGATACACAGTTTGGGGCCATCGTTGGCGGAACCGCTGCGACATTGGCTGGCAACAATACGTTCACTGGCACTAACACTTTCACAGTTGGCCTTGTTGTCTCAGGCGGGTCAATTGACACTCCACTTACAGAAGGCGTTGTTAAATCAAGCCCTATTGGAATCTTGTCTAGCTCAGCTGTTGTTGACGCTGACATTTCTCCTACTGCTGCGATCACTAGATCAAAGCTTGCG